TATGATAATATAAATGAGCTGTCGCATTGATGGGGTATCGCCAAGTGGTAAGGCACAGGATTCTGACTCCTGCACCGCTGGTTCGAGTCCAGCTACCCCAGTTTAAGGGTGTGTAGCTCAGGTGGTAGAGCACTTGACTTTTAATCAAGTTGTCCGGGGTTCGAATCCCCGCACGCTCACTATATTTTTTAAATAAGATTTAAAAAATATAAAAAAGTTCTTGACAAAGAACGACAGCTGATATATAATGAAATAGTTATTACGCTGATGGGGTATCGCCAAGTGGTAAGGCACAGGATTCTGACTCCTGCACCGCTGGTTCGAGTCCAGCTACCCCAGTTAAGGGTGTGTAGCTCAGGTGGTAGAGCACTTGACTTTTAATCAAGTTGTCCGGGGTTCGAATCCCCGCACGCTCACTTTAAAAAGCACGGTTTCCAAATGGCTAAATACCGTGCTTTTCTTGTATTTATGCGGTTTTTAAGGGTATGACCTGTCTAAAAATCATACCCTTAAAAGTAATAGAAAGTATCTAAAGTTTAGGAAAGTATTTGTTCCATGCGTGTTCCATGTTCCACTTTTGTTCCAAAAAATTTATGAAGCAATTTCTTTGCATTGTTCCATTTTTTGTTCCAGATTTAAAGCATCGTTTACAGCGGATATACTGTCCTCTTTTTCTAGCATTAAGTGATTGTATACTTCCAGAACGACCTTTTCAGAATCCCCTACAAGCCTTGCAATCATCTTTATGCTAATCTTAGGGAACTGGTAGCATAAGTTTGTGCAGTAATTATGGCGGAAGATGTGGCTTGTTAAATCCTCAATAGGACTTTCGCTGACCACTTGCATTGCTTTTATGATTCTACCCCACATTCTCCTAAATCCGCTTTTTGTCATTGGCCTGTAATCACGATTTATGAATAAGTATTTCCTACCATCTTTTCTAAGTTGTTTTATGTAACTAGAGATTGTATCGAATACGTTATCTGGCAGTGGCAATATTCTTTCTCCATTCTGTATGTTTTTTACTGTTTTTTTCTTTGGTATGTTGTCTGATATGTCGTGTGATTTGTCGATAGATACTGTATGTGCTTCTAGGTTAAAGTCTGCTTCTGTTAGTGCTAAGGCTTCTCCACACCGCAATCCACAGCCGTAAATGATGTAAACATATATTTTATCCATTAAATTAAAATCTGCCTTAAAAACGGCTCTCTGTTCGTCTGGTGTCAAAGGACGTTTTTCTTTCGCTTTGTAACTTATAGATTCAAAGTTTTCAAATATATCTGCGAATGATTGTGCGGAATAAATGCGATCACAGACAGCAGAGTTCAAGACCTGCTTAAATGTCATAACTATTTGTTGTTGTGTCCGTGGTTTGCCTTTAGCACCGTTCAGAATCAATTGTAAGTGGCTTCGCTGTACATCTTGTAGCTTAACGTATTTAATGCTGTCAAAATGGACGTTAAGCACATTGTCGTACATTTTATTTGTATTGTTGGCACGATTAGACTCTTTATATAGGATTTTCCACTGTCTGGCATAATCAATAAATAGTATGTCACTATCAATCATTGCCTGCTGTTGGTCCCTTAGTTGCTCAAACTCCTTTACGATTCTTTCTAAATCCTTTGAGCTTTTCTTGGACCGCAGGTGTTTATATCTCTTCTTTCCATTATCCTTGTATGTGCCATCCCATACGTTAGTGGAATAGTAACCGTCTTTACCTTTTTTAAATTTAGCTGTTGCCATTGTATCACTCCTTAGTTATAAATTAGTTAAAAATTGGTACAAAAAATAACAGCCATGCAAGAGTGGTTTTTAAAAAGATTGAAAAATAACATAGATGTGTTACAATATAAATGAACTTTCTATAATTTAATATTTTATAATCCAACGATGTTATGGAAAAAGGAGTTACCGATTCTTATTAGTCTTCACGGTGGCTCTTTTTTTATACCCTTGCGTGACCGCACTGTTAATGATACAATAATAGTTGGCTAGGCTTTATTAAATCAAAAACAGTGTTTTTGGAGACTGTACCACATTCGGGCGTGGTACGGTCTTTTTTTATTGTTATTTAACTTCCCAAGATTTACCGCAGTCTTGGCAAATTGCCATTTGTTTGCTATTAATATCTGTCTTGGATTTCTTTGTTTCTTTGTATTTAGATTTCTTAGGTGTTAATGCCCACAACCCTGCTGTAGCACCAATCATGGCTTTACGACCTAAGCTGTTACCTGCACGAGTAACGACACTTTTCTTTCTCACTTCGGCTTTACCTTTAGTTTTAGCGGAATCCTGTACAAACTCATATCCTATATTTAGACTGTGACATTTAGGACAATATGGTGCATCCAGATAAAAAATCTTATAAAAATCTTCGGCTTTTTGGCTGTCTACCTTTTTCAAAATCTCATAGTAAGCATCCCTAGACCTGTCTTTATCCGCTTTGATTTTGCTTGCATTAAAACCAAAATTACCGTTAAATTTACGCATTTCATAATCATAAGTTAACTGATTAATAGCATCATTTGTATAATCCAGTTTGACAATAATATCTTCTTTTGGATTCTCTTCTGCCTTATCAAAACGGCATAAATAGAAGCTGTCTTTTGCTACATAAAGTATATGTGTTAGTGTAGAAAGAAAACCACTATCTGTATATTTACCTGCTGTGATAATTAAATCACTAGGTTCATTAACAATACCTTTTTCTATAGCAATCTCAATCGTTTTTTCATCAATTTCATACTGCGGAACTTCATTATCAGCAGTAGAAACAGTAGCTAATTCTTTTAAGATTTCCTCTGTTGGGCATCCGCAGTTAGGACACGCAGGAGCTTTTTCAGAAAACTCTTTCCCACATTCAGTGCAAGTTATTAGTGCCATGTAAAATCCCTCCTTTTATAATGTATAACAAGCAACGTGACAACCACAATCGCAGGCAAATCGCAGGCTAGAACCCACGTATTTATGCGGTTTTCAAGACTTTTTGCATAGTTGTATCGCAGGCAAATGACAGGCAAATCGCAGGCAAATGACAGGCAAACATCAATCAACTATGCATTTCCTTTTTTAAAAGTCCAAGAAACCACGGTTTTATGCGGTTTTCAGCACCATGCAAAAAGTTTTTTTAATTTGTGATTGACAAAACAATGTTTTTAGTGTATTTTTATTTTCTTTTATATAAATATATAGTATCTAAAGACTATAGTTATATATAACCTATATAGTATTATAATAATTAATATTTATATTTAATTAAAAAGAAAAAAATAAAACAAAAAAAGAAAAAAATTAGAGCTGTTTAAATGCAATTAGCTGAGGGGTGTATCCTGTCAGCATTGCAAGTTGCTCTTTTGTATAATCTTTGTGTTCAAGTATCACTTCGTCTGGTATCAAAAGTTCAGAAGCAAATGTCTGTGCTTCTTGTTCGATAGAGTTCTCATAACAGTTCTTGCCAAATGAGAAGAAATAAAAATCTTCTTTGTGCAGGACTGCATGACCTAACTCATGAGCTAATACTTCGTAATACTTTTTTTCGTTGTCTAATAATTTTTCGTTTATGTAAATAAAATCTCTTTCGTGAATCTTTAAATAGCAACCAGATATTTTTTTTAAGTCCCCGATCTGGATGATTATGTCTAATTCTTTTGCAAGCTTAACGGGGTTTCTGGTTTCGTATTTTTTAATCAAATTGTATACAATGGATTTAATTTGATTATGATTCATACATCCATATCCTTTCTTCACTTCTTTTTCTGTGCAAGAAATACAAGTGACATTTCATACTGGGCTAGTATTGCATCAAGAGATTCATCGTCAAGTTTTTCCCCATCGTAGTAGATAGGGTGTCTAGTCCTGTTTTTAAGTAAATCTCTCATTCTCTCCAGTTCGTCTTTGATGTCTATTACACTGTTTTCTTTTTTATCCTCCTCCTTTCCTGTCATGAGGTAATCAATTGATACCCCGAAATAATTTGAAATCGTTTCTGCTAAATCCATACCTATTTTGGAATTTTTCTTTTTCCAAGTACTGATAGTAGAGGTTGAAACCCCTGTGTCTTTACAAAAACGATAGGCTGTTATGCCACGTCTTTTCAACAATTTTTCAAAAATTTCATACATAGCGTTGCCCCTTTTTATAAAAATAATTCGACACAACGAAATAAACCCCTTGACTACCTCGTCAAAACGTGCTAATATACACTTGTAGCTCGGGAGAGCGAGGTAAAAGCGAGTCGGTTTGGCGAGTGACTCGTGAAATCAAGTGATAAATAATTCGTTAATCACAATATATCACTAAACCGAGATAAAAGCAACAGATTTAAGAAGAAAGGAGTAAAAAAATTGGTTTATGAAAAATATTGTCAATTAAGAGATAAAAAAGGTATTACGGATTACCGAGTATCGAAAGATACTGGAATGACAAGTTCACTTTTCTCTGATTGGAAAGCAGGAAGAATCAAACCGGGATTAAAAAGCATTAAAACATTAGCTGATTACTTTGGCGTGACAGTAGATTATTTCTTAGAAGATAGCGAGTAGATGGGAGATGAGGACAAGCAGTGAAGAAAAGATATTCTCATAAAAAAATGAGAGCATGGTCAGAGTACCCATTGATTACAAGAATATCTTTTGTGCTTTCTTGTACAGCATTGGTACTTGCGATTGCGAGATTGCTACTTAAATAGACTGAAAATAAGAGCTATGAATCTTAGAAGATAGCAGAAAAGAGGGTGTATATGAATTTTGATGATTTGTTCTATTACCTAAATTACGGCAGAACGAGAAAACAAAAAAAGAGAGACTTAATGTTTTTAAGAACTCTCTTCTTCATAAAGCTTGCTACATTGATTTTGATGATAGTAATGCTTGCTATTTATGTATATCTACTAATAGCGAAATAAAAGCAATGACAACAGAAATAAAAGCTAAAGCAGTATTGATAAGGACCATACCTTTAGTCCATAACCATTCTTTACGAATTGCTTTGATAAGCTGTTTATCATTTTCTGAAAATTTTAAAATTTCATCTTGAACCTTTTGATTTTTGGAATAGTCAGAAGATTTCATTTTATCAATGGTTTCTTCATCTGGTTTATCAAGATGCGGTAAAGGATTTTTAGACATAGTACACCTCCTAAATAAATTATAGCACAGAAAGGAGTGCAGAAATGTATATACCACCATTTCAATTAGGAATCTTTGTAGGAGCTGTAGGAGTAATTGCATTTGAAATCACAGCTGTATTAATCGACAATCACAGAAGCAAAAAGAGAAGAGAAGCACGAAAGAAATAAAAATGCCCCATGCGGTACTGGAACTACCACACAGGGCGAATGTAACCACTAACCATAGCTTAGCGGTAAGGAAATTATAACACAATTTTTTTAACACCGCAAGAAAGAGGTGCGGAATGGAAGATAAGACAAAGCAGTGGAAAGACTTAGAAGAATACTTTGCAACAGAGGTAATTGAGCAAAGTAAACGGACAGCAAAAAGATGGTTTGCAATCTGGTTAATTACATTCATTGCATTGGTAGCGACAAATACAGTGTGGATATATGTGTTTAACTCATATGAATACGTTCAGCAGGACGGAAGCGGAGTTAACAACTATCACACCGACATTGATGGAGACTTAAAGAATGGGACAAAGAATTAAAGCCAAGAAGAACGGAAAATACAAGAAAGTAGCGTTCAGACAGGCAGGAATGAAGAAAAGAGGATACTACCGCAGGAAGAAGCGGAGAAAGTGAGGCAAAGTTGGAAAAAACAAAGTATGCAAGCAATGATACAGAAGTATTAAAAAATAGATTGCTAGTCACTGATGAAGAGCTACGTTGTGTGTTAGGGGTTGGAAGAAAAACAGCCAAAGCAATAGCACAAGAAGCTGACGCAGTTGTTAGAGTTAACGGAAGAAAGCTTAATTCGATGGAAAAGATTAGACAGTACATTGATACAGTAGCAGGAAAGTAAGAGAAAGGAGTAAAGATGGAATACCCGAAAGCAGTCATGAAGATGGGAGAACTTGTTAAGATGGGGTTCCCGAGGTCGTTTCTGGATGAAGCTTATCGGGAACGTGGACAAGACTTTGCACAAAAAGGTGCTAAGAAAAATTCCCCAATCTTCTTTGACACTGAGTTGTTTGAGAAATGGAGAGTACAGAAACTTAAAAATGAGAACATGGCAATGCAAAGGAGATAAAAAATGAAAATGGGAGCATTCATGATGGGGTGTGGACTGTTAGTCTGCGGATTAGATTTAATGCCATTCTGGTTTATGGGTACTTGTGTAGCCGCAGGACTGGCATTAATCGCACAAGAGCGTGATGGATGGAAATGAAAAAAGCACCCAGACGTGCAGGTCTAAAGTGCTTAACAGTTTGAAAAAATGTAATTTTGTATAAATACATATAAACCGATTATAGCAAGAAAAAGGAGATATGACAATGATTATTACAAAAAAAGAGTTTAAAGATGCAGTTAAAAATATTATCGTTGATGGAATCAACAACACACGACAAGAGAATGTAACAGAGGAAAAAAACGCAGAAGCTGACAAAAAGGTAGCAACAGTGTTGACAGACTACTATGAAAAAGTAATTAGCAACATCTTTTGCGGAGATTGTTGGACGTACAGTAAAGATGAATTAACTACTGTTTCGGGTTTGGTTTTAAATGATAGATTTTCTGACAATCCAGAACCACTGGTATTTATGGAAAATTTGGCATGCGTTGCAAGCACTGGACTACTGGTTAACATGTTAGAAGAAAAAATGCAGAAAGAAGAGCCACAGGAAAAGGAATTTGACGTAGAAGAGATTCTTAAAGAAGCAAAGGGATGTGAGTAGTCATGATTATCACAGGATACACAAATGAATACGGAACAGTAATCCCTATGGAAGATGCAGACGATTATATCCAAAAGAGAATAAAAGGAAATGAAGAAGATAGAGAGTGGTTCATCGACTATATGTGGGATGTACTGGAAAACAATATGGATGAACTCTTAAAACTTAGAGAAGCATTTTTTGACGATGTATGCAGTGACAAAGAATGCGACGAGCAGGGAAATATTAAAGAATGTATTAAAGAATGTATTGAAGAATGTATTGAAGAATGAGAGGTAAAACATGGCTAAATTATATGAGATTAAAAACGAATTTAACGAACTGCTTTTAATGGCAGATGAGCAGGGGTTATCCCTTGATGATATTAAAGACACTATAGATGGAATCGAATTTGAGTTTGAGGAAAAGGCTGATTCTACAGCAAAGATGATTAGATCGCTGATTGCTGATGCGGATGCAGTAAAAGCAGAGAAAGACAGATTAGCAGACAGAGAAAAGGCATTGAGAAACAGTGCAGACAATCTGAAAAAGTACCTTGAAACAATGATGTTAGAAGTAGATAAGAAGAAATTTAGAACAAAGCTCTTTAGCTTTAACATCCAGAAAAACGCCCCAATCGTAAAAGTAGAGGTTGATGAATTGTTGCCAAAAAAATACTTAATACCACAGCCAGACAAAGTTGACAAGAAACAGCTTCTTAAGGACTTGAAAGCAGGAGTTATTGAAGCAAATGAAAATATGAGACTGGTACAGACAGAGAGTTTAAGAATTAGATAGGAGTGTTGGAAGATGGAAAAATTCAGAGATTTAAGAGCAGATGAAATTGATTGCAGAGTTGCAATCGTAAAAGATAACGGAGTGTCAATCTTACTATATAAAGATGCACGATGTGACATGAATATCCTTGATGAAGCAATTGGTATTACAAACTGGAAAAGACATCACGAAGTGATTAACGGAAATCTTTTCTGCACCGTAGAAGTATGGGACGAAGAAAAGAAAGAGTGGATTTCTAAACAGGATGTAGGAAAAGAATCCTACACAGAAAAAGAAAAAGGACAGGCTTCGGATGCATTCAAGAGAGCTTGTTTCAATCTTGGAATCGGACGAGAACTGTACACAGCACCTTTTATCTGGATTCCGAATAAATACGTCAATATTCAGCAGGGAAGAAACGGAAAACCTACAACAAATGACAGGTTCAAGGTTGAAAAAATTGTAATCGAGAACAAAAAAATTGTAGGATTGTCAATCGTTAACGATACAACACATAAAAGAGTATTCATCTATGATGGCAGAACAGAGGAAGAAAAGAATGGAGACAGAAGTAACGATAAGTAATATATCAATTGATTTTAAAAGTGGTAAACAGGTTCTTTCCGTTTTATGCGAAAAAGACATAAGAGGGGAATATTACCGATTAAGAGATAAAAAATGTAACTTGAAACTGACTCAGTACAGAAAGAAAAGATCGTTAAATGCTAATTCTTACTTTCATAAATTGGTAAGTGAAATAGCCAAAGTTTTAGAAGTTAACATGATGTATATAAAAAATAAAATGATTGCAGAGTATGGTCAATATGAGTATTTAGGTGGGAGACTTGTTGAAATAGCGTTAGATCAAGATTTAGATGTATACACAATAGAAGAACATCATTTACAACCAACACCGAAACTTATTGTCGATGAGAATGGAGAAGTTCTTAGAGTTAATTTGATGATGAGAGGAAGTCATACATATAACACGAAAGAAATGTCAGACCTCATTACTGGGACAGTTCAAGAAGCAAAAGAACTTGATATAGAAACTGAAACACCACAGGCTATAAGAGAAATGTCAGAAAGGTGGGGAATAGAACTTGAAAAAGCTAAATAGTGTATTTACAGAAAATATGGACTGTTGCATTTACACAGGTTCTTACATAGTGGAAAGACATCATATTTTCGGTGGTTCTAATAGGAAGAAAAGTGAAAAATATGGATTTGTCGTACCACTAAGACCAGACTTTCATCCGAACGGTGTACATTTTAACAGAAAAAATGGAGACATAGATAGAAAGCTTAAGACGATGGCTCAAACATATTATGAAGAAAATATCGGTAGCAGGGAAGAGTTCAGAAAGGAGTTTGGCAAGTCATGGCTGTAACATACACAATCCAAGGAAGACTTGATGGACTTAACACTTTTATTTATGCAAACAGGACCAATCCCTACAAAGGTGCCAGATGCAAAAAAAACAATCAAAAAATTTGCAAGGCATACATACCACAATGGCTAAAGAAAAAGCACATAAAATTCCCAGTGATTCTGGAAATTAAGTGGTATGAAAAGAATAAAAGACGTGATCCAGACAATGTCTTTTCGGCTATTAAGTACATATTAGATAGCTTGGTAGAAGCAGGAGTGTTCCCAAACGATGGTCAGAAACAGGTAGAGGGTATCGTTAACTGGATAAAGGTCGATGCAAAGAATCCAAGAATCGAGATAACAATATACGAAGACGGAGACAAATATTAAGCAGGAGGGCAATGATGCAAATAAACATAAATACAGATTGGGAATGGTATGAAAATACAAATGTATTTAGATTGTTTTATTATTGCCTACTACATACAAATTTAGAGGATAAACGGTACTGCGGAAAAGAAATCAAGGCAGGGCAATTTGTTTCTTCTATAACAAGAATCAGTGCAGAGACAGGATTAACAGAATCGCAGGTCCGAACAGCACTAAAGAAACTAAAGGACACTGGGTACATATCCACAAAAAGCACAAATAAATACACGATATACACAGTTAATGAGTACCAAAACTACATAGATTGTGGACAAGTTGCAGGAACAACTACCGAGGAAAACACGGTGGTTGAAAATGGAACAAAAATGGAACAACCAGTGGAACGAAAAATGGAACAAACAGAGGAAAAAGTAAAGGAAACTTGTGAGAAATCAAAAGAAAATTGCGAGAAGTCAAACAAAAAAGCAATCAATGAATGTTTTGAAAGACTCTGGAAACAGTACCCGAACAAAAAAGGAAAAGGGCAGGTATCTGATACTAAGAAGAAAATTCTATATCAAAAAGGCGAGGAACACATACAAAGGGCATTGAAGAGGTATCTTGAGGGATTAGAACAGGATAGTGCATGGAGAAAGCCACAGAACGGCTCGACATTCTTTAACAGTGGTTACGTGGATTATCTGGACGAGAACTACGAGAAACCACCAGAACCGAAGCCACAGCGGAATCCTGCAAGTGTCTTAGAATGCGAGAGAGACTATGACTTTGATAATTTAGAGCAACAGCTATTAGAAAAGCAGTTTGGAGGGAATACATAATGAAACAGATTGAACAGACAATTAGTAGTTTAGATGTAGCAGATATGGTTGGAAAAGAGCATAAAGAATTGCTTAGAGACATTCGCAGATATGAAGAACAATTTTCGCAGAGCAAAATTGCTCCGCCAGATTTCTTTCAAAAAACAGAATATACTAACCGTGGGAAAAAATATCCATGTTACAAAATAACAAAGAAAGGGTGCGAATTTATTGCTCATAAGCTGACAGGAGTTAAAGGTACAGAGTTTACAGCTAAGTATATTAATAAATTTCATGAAATGGAGCAGATTATTGCAGACCATATCCCACAGGGTAAAGAATTATTAGCACTAGCAGTTTTAGAAGCACAGAAGACAATAGAAGATTTACAAGCAAGTAACACGGCACTGATTAAAGACAACGAAAGAATGCGACCAAAAGAAATTTTTGCGGATGCTGTTACGGCAAGTGATACATATATCTTGGTTGGAGAACTGGCAAAGATTTTAAAACAAAAAGGAATTAATATTGGTCAGAACAAGCTTTTTCAGTGGATGAGAGAAAAAGGTTATCTAATCAAAAGAAAAGGCATTGATTGGAATATGCCAACGCAAAAAGCAATGGAAATGAAACTGTTCTGGATCTAGGAAAGAACTATCACAAATCCAGATGGTACGGTAAAGATTAGAAAAACAACTAAGGTAACAGGCAAAGGGCAACAGTACTTTATCAACAAATTTCTTTCACAAAAAGAAATCAATACACAACTAACGATGCAAGAGGTGTGATATGGGATATAAGAAATTCACAACAGAATTTAAAAGAAAAGTTGTTGCGGAAAGTAACGCAAGACATGAGGTAAAGAGCGTTGCGAAAGAATACGGCATTGATTCATCCACCCTCTTTAAATGGAAAAAACAGAACTTAGATGAAGACAAAGAAGAAAATGCCCCATATTCTCGTGAATACATAAAAATGGTAGTAAAGACAAGACTGACAAAAAACAATACGTCAAAATCTTGCTCACAAATGTTTAAGATTCCAGAGTATTTGATTACATTTTGGACAGAAAAATTCGGGGATGAAGTAAGAAAAGAAATTGAAGCAGAACAGCAACGTAAAAAAAGGAAACCTAGAGGGATTCATGTTACATCCAGTGCGGTCTACTGGAAATAAGAAAAGGAGATTAAAGAAATGAAAAAATTTGAATTAACAACAGAATTTATTACTAACTTTTTAGGAACTAAGTTATTCAGAATTAAAGCTCTTGTAGAGTTTGGAGAAGTAGAAAAAGGAGAGCTAGGTGGTTTTGTAGAGAAAGAAGAAAATCTGGATCATGATGGAGATGCATGGGTGTCTGGAGATGCAAGGGTGTCTGGAGATGCAAGGGTGTATGGAAATGCAAGGGTGTATGGAAATGCATGGGTGTATGGAAATGCAAGGGTGTATGGAAATGCATGGGTGTCTGGAGATGCAAGGGTGTATGGAAATGCATGGGTGTCTGGAGATGCAGAGGTGTATGGAGATGCAAGGGTGTATGGAAATGCAAGGGTGTATGGAAATGCAAGGGTGTATGGAAATGCATGGGTGTATGGAAATGCATGGGTGTCTGGAGATGCAGAGGTGTCTGGAGATCGGATGTATGCAACAGTAAAAGGCTTTGGCAGTGAGTATAGAAACACCACATTTTTTATTACTAAAGACGGAAATGTTTGTGTAAATTGCGGATGCTTTAGCGGTACATTAGAGCAATTCAGAGAAAAAGTGGAAGAAACACATAAGGATACTAAGTACGCAAAAGAGTATTTGATGATCGCAGACCTTATGGAAATGCATTTCAAAGAAGAATTAGAAAAGATTAAGAAGTAGTAACTAAATAACCCTTTTCTGGTTTGATTCTCTGCCTAAGTAACTGTAAATAATGTTTTTTGTATTTTCAGATTCTTCCATTTTTCATTTTTTATTAGGCAGAGACTCAAGCCAGAAAAGGCTTGTTGCACAGGATTTTTGTATACCACACGACAACTAAATAAAAGAATCCTCGCAACGCATAAGTACAATATAGCTATTGTATAAGTCATGATTTCCCCTGCTATTAACGGCAGGGGAGAGAATGGACAGTAAAGGAGAAAGAAATGAAATTTAAATTTGAAAAAGAATTAGATTATATTGTTGGGCATTTAAGATATGGACATATTGATGGAACTGTTGAAGCGGACAACTTAGAAGAAGCAAAAAAGAAGTTAGAGGAATATGAGAAAAAAGATTTACTCTGTGAGTTTGGAGAAGTAGTCGTTGATGATTACGAGTGTGAAGATTTCGAGAAAAGCAGCACACCAGCAAGAATTATAGAGGATGAATAAAAGGATGTTTTTCATGGATTTAGAAAGAGATAAGAAAAATTTAAGGAGAAGCCAGAATGATAGCACACTTATTATTTGAACAATCTGGAACGTTTAAAAATGCTTTCAAAAAGAATGGTGTAGAAGCATTTGATTATGATATTCAAGATGAATTTAATCAGACAGACTATGTTATTGATTTATTCAAAGAAATAGAGGGGGGGGTACCAGGGGCAAGCGAGTATCTTTGATAAAATGACAAATGATGATATAGTCATAGCATTTTTCCCATGTACAAGATTTGAAGCTAGGATTCCTTTAGCGTTTAGAGGTCAAATGTTTCAACAAAAGAACTGGGATGATATTCAGAAACTTGAATATGCAATGAAACTACACGATGAATTAAATGAGTATTATAAGAGAATATCAGAATTAGTGATAGTTTGTAAACGAAAAAATATAAGGTTGATTATAGAAAATCCATATACAGCTCCACACTATCTTACGATGTATTGGTGCATAAAACCAACGATTATAGATAAGGACAGGACAAAGGATGGAGATTACTATAAAAAGCCTACACAGTATTTCTTTATCAACGTAGAACCTAAGAACAATTTAGTTTTTGAACCATTAGAATATGTTGAAAGAAAAACAATAGCACATGTAAAAGGTAGTGGGCGATCAAGACAAACAGAACGCAGTATGATTCATCCGCAGTATGCAGATAGATTCATCAGAAAATTTATTTTGTAGAAAGTGAGAAAGAGGAATGAATTTAGAAGAGGTTATTAACAAAGAAAGAGAAAAAGCAGAAGAAGGAATGAAAAAAAGTATTGAGTTATTTCCGAGTTTTGAAGGACGTAAATGTATGGAAAGTGCGGAAGAACATGAACAGCTTGCAGACTGGTTGGAAGAACTGAAAGAGCTGAGAAAGCACAAAGAAAAATACAGATGGCACGACTTAAGGAAGAATCCTGCTGATCTGCCAGAAGATAACAAAGACGTTTTAGTAACTATAAAAGGCGGTTGCGTAAACAGAACATGGCATGATTCCTGTGGATGGAGAAATGCAACAGCCAAAAAGGCAAGGTACTATAGTAACGATAGGGTTATTGCATGGAAAGAAATAAAGGAATTTGAAAATGAGGAGATTTAAAATGCCAACAGCAAGATGCAAATATTGTAATAGCTTGTTATTCAATGAAGACGTTGGAAGAGAGTATATACAAATAAATTCAGATATGAAAATACAAAGCAAATTTATTTGTCTTAAATGTGAAATGGAGTTAAGAAAAGAAGATTTCTTTGAGCCATACAGAAGCATGATGAAGTAAAGGAGTGGGAACGTGATTACAAAGACGCAATTCAAGGACGCATGCAAAAAGGCAGCTATTTATACAATTATGAGCCATCCAGAAAGAATCAGCGATAATTGTATAAACGACGAAGAGGTAGCAGCAATCTTAGTAAGATTTTATGAAAAGATTTTTAGAAAAGTATATAGCTGCAAAGAGGAATCGAAAGAATGTATAGATATAAATGAGATAGATGAAATATACGTTATCGCATTTGATTGTCTGTACAAAGATGATGGAATAACACCAAATTATGTAATATATCAAGAAAATATGTTGTGTTTAACAAGCATAAATGCTTTATATGAAATTTTAAGAAGTAAAATCGAAGATGATTATTGCGAATTAGGAAGAGACATTGACGGCTTATTAAATATGTGGAATGACTAACAGGGTTAAATAAAGGAGTTTGTTATGCCAGACGAAGAACTAGAAAAACGCATCAAACTTGAACTTGCACTTATTCATCAGTGCGAAGAATCAGACATTATAATTTGCCACATTGAGGTATTAACAGATTGTTTTAAGTTTTATGTGATTTATAGAATGAAATATTCACTTTGTATGTCAATTACATTAGATGGTTTAGATATTTGTAAAGGAGAAAGAACATGGACGTTATCAAACAAATAGATTACATGATCGCTTGCCTAGAGATGGCAAAAGAAGAATATCAGTATGAGAAAAGTTATGAAACAAAGAAAAAAGCAAGAGAGGACAACGACTGGAACTGGTACGACAGAAACAGGACACCGAAAAAGGCACTGATTAAAGAGAATCTTAGAAACGTTGGTAGAACAGGATTCAAGCTTGCGAAAGATTTAGAGGTGGGAGAATGACAAGAGAACAGATGATAGATACGTTAGAAGATTATTGCAACAAAAATATATGTGACAGTTCATGTGAGTTTGTACATAATTGTAAAAGAAAAGATTTTTCAAGAATGTCAGAAGATGAATTGAAATCGTGTATAGAAAGGATTACTGAGACGATTCAAATTAACCAAGAAACACAAAATACGTGTGAGGTAGGAGAGAAAGTGGAGCAGGTAAAAGTTTTAAAAAGAGCAACAAAAATATATTATCCAGATGCAATGAAAGATGTGTTACCACTTAAAGAGTTTGTGAAAAACATTACAGATAAAGGATATAAGGTTGAATTAACAAAAGATAATGTTATCAGTGATACCGTAGTGAATATCTATAAAGAAGTGGAGATGGAAGAATGATATTAAAAATATTACTTGTTATCATTGGCATTATCTTAGGACTGGTTGGTAGCGGCTTATGCCAGTCCGCTAAAGCAAGAGATACGATTACAATGACTTTGGAAGATTATGAACACATCGGTGCTGTATTTAACAGCCTGCCGATAAGAGAACGACATAAGAACTTAAAAAAGCAGGATGTGGTGTTATATAGATGCCCTAAGTGCGGTAACTACATAAAGGAATGGACAGAAGTTTGTGAGTGTGGGAATCAGTTAGACTGGGGAGAAAGTGAGGACTTAAGTGTTAATAATGACAAAAGATAGAGAGATTATAAATCTTGATAATGTTCTTGAAATTCGGGCAAGTGAAAAAAATGTAGAATGTGAGTTAATGAATGGATTTATTTACATAATACAATCATTCAAAACACATAAAAAAGCAGAAGATGCATTAGACAAGATACTTAGTCAGTACGACAGAGGACAAAGGGTTATCAGCATATAAAGGAGCGTTATCAAGGAGTGATTACATGAAATGCGTTTGTATGGGATGCACGGAAGCAACCGGCAGGAGTTGGGATTGTCATACTAGATGTGATGGTTACAAAGAGTTCCAAGCCAAAAACGAGGAAGAAAAGAACGTTATCAAAAGGAAAAATCCTTATTATAAGTCGTTATCAAAAGAAAAATTTATGAAACGGAATGCTTTAAACAGGAACAGGAGAAGAAGAAAATGATTAGTACAGCTAAAGCAATAAAGAAAACCAGAGAAGCACAAGGAATGACACAAAAAGAACTTGCTGAAAGATGCGGTTATACAGTCACTGATATTAAAGCATATGAACTTGGGGAAAAAGAACCAAAACACATTAATCTTATGACTATAGCAGGAGCACTGGGTGTTACGATGTATGAGATGTTTGAAAGAATGGAAGAGATTGAAGAACCAGAGAATCTAAATCTTGATGTTATCAGAAACGCACTAAGTGCCCATGAAGCCATTGTAGAAACTCCGTTGGACAAAGTGACAGTAATGGCATTGAAAGAACTTCTTGAGTACAAAGAAACAGGATTGACACCGCAGGACATAAAAGAAATGGACAATATGTATTTAGAAAAGTGCCAACAGGTTAACAGGCTAACGTGTACTTGCGAAATGTATGAAAGGATGGCTAAAAAGTGAGCAATATATTATTTATAGTGATGTATGGTATTGCAGAAACATCACTGGGACTATGTGGAGCAACAACGGCTATATATTTATTAATTTTTTGTGTTGATCTAGTAGTAAATCGTACATTACAGGAATTTAAAAATGATAAAAATATACAAAAAGTTTTAAAAATTGCAATGTTATCATCTTATGTATGTGTGTTATCAACTATATTTTGTGCGATAATTGCAGGATTTAAAGGAGTTTAAAATGAATAAGCAAGACTTATATACCCTATGTACATTAATACCGCCTATGGACGATTACAGCGGTCACAATATGTATCTATGCGGTAAACGTGACGGATTTAATGAGTGTGTGCAGATGTTAAAAGATAATTTAAAGAATGTAAAAGAAGAAGCAGGAGTTTAATCCTCTGCTTCTTCTTTTTTTGCCTTTTTATTGAATTTTTCCCATCGTTCTGGATACACTTCTTGAAACCATTTAAGAAAATCTCCAAAGAGAGCATCTTCGGCTTCTTTTCTTACTGCGGCTGCATCTTCTATATTATGGTATCTTCCTAAATGGTATGTTTTACCTTTAAATACTATTGTAGCAGCCCATTTTCGCCGATTTTTGTCCCAACTAACACCACGAACTCCAGATGTGTTATTCCGTAACATTTTTCTAGGTTTGATTGATATAATGGATGTATTTTCTATATATCCTTGTTCACATGTTTCCGCAGCCTTTTTGAGGTTTTCCCTGGCACTTCTTTGATGTGAGCAACCACAAGACATTTGTTTGTAAAACAGTCCGGCAGGAACTAGGTAATGCTTTCCACAAGAACATTCACACTCCCATTTATACCGATTTCCAACTCTTATTTGCTTAATTGCTTTGCAACCATAATCGTTAATTTTACCAGTGAGGTCAAATGGTTTATAGTAATTAGCTTCGGCAAAACATCCGCAAGATTGAGTTCGACCAGATATTAGAGCATCGTATCTTACAGTTTTTGTATTTCCACATTCACATTTGCAAATGGCAAAAACTCTTCCTTTTTTTCTATAAGCATCTATGATAGTTAATTTTCCCCACTTTTCTCCATTAAATTCATTTGTATATCGTGGTGCGTTTTTGCATTCTTCGGAGCAATATTTTGCACTTGGTGCCCCATCAAAAGTCTTTCCACACACAACGCATTCTCTTAAAGCCACAATAACCACTCCTCCCTTTTAATAAATTATACATACTATGATAAATACGGTCAATAGCTATGTCAATAGAAAATGTCACTTTTTATGATAATATTTCTCTTGACGTGGAAAGACTATATAATATATAATGTAGTAAATAGGAGGTAATGAAAAATGTTAAAGTACAAAATTGATGTATACGATGCACTGAAAAGAAAAGGATTTACTACATATAAAGCTAAAACTACTAATTTACTTAGTCAAAACACGTTAAACAAGATAAAAAACGAGGATACAGCTATAACGCTAAAGGCTTTAAATGCTGTATGTAACATCTTAGAAATGCAACCGGGGCAACTATTAGAATATGTAAGAGATAAAGAGGACGAAAAAAAATTAAAAGAATTATAAATATCACTTTACAAAGGGATAAAGATGTGGTAAGATAAAGACAGTTAAAGGAGATAAGCAAATAAAGAAAAGGAGATATGAGTTATGAAAAAATTAAACGCAGAAGAAATCAAAAAAGAATTATTAAACGAGGAAATGAGCTTCACAGATTTAGATAACTTCATGATGGAATCTGGATACTACAGTGTATTTGATGATGGAGTAACAGCAGACATCAAACAGGAGGGAAATGTAGTGTATACAGCTACAGACTCTAACGAGTGTGAAGTGCAGATTTTCTTCGAGATCACAACAGATAATGGAGAGGACGAAGCAGAAGAAGCTTTCTGTTTAGTCGTTAAAGATGTGCAGGAGTTCTAATATGAGAAAAAAATGGTTGGAAATGCAGGGAAAGACAGTCAACGGATTTAAAATATTAGAAGTCTACAGAGAAAACAAAAGAACGATAGTAAAAGTTGTCTGCCCTGCCTGTGGTAAAATATACACAACACGAGCTGAAACTATAAAAAACGGAAAAGATTGCGGATGCCTAAGAAAACCGCATGAGATAGAACAAGGTAAAAGACTTGCAAAAGAATCAAAGAAACAGTGTATTGATGGGACAAGTATCAGAAGCATTACGATGAAAAAACCTAAAACAAATACTTCTGGAATAAAGGGAGTATATTGGGACAAAAATAGAAATAAATGGGTGGCACAGATAGAATTTAAAGGTAAAACATACTACTTAGGAAGATACGCAAATAAAGAAGATGCAAGAGAAGCAAGAGAGAAAGCCGAAAAAGAAATGTTCGGGAAATTTTTAGAAGAGCATAAAGAGTATGTAAAGGATAATAAAGGAGGTACGCGGATGAATGTAAAAAACCAGTACGGGAAAGAAGTAAATTTTGACGAAGCACTAAAATTAATGGATGTAGATTTAAGAGAAAATGTAGCGTATGAATTGAGCCTTTCGTCTGATCAAGAATTTTTTGACAAGTACGCCGAGGCACATAAGAAAAAATTCGGGACCACTTGGGAACCAGATCGAGAATAAAAAGAGTGTAAACAAAGGCACTTCCTACTATGGTATAATTATATTAGATAATAACCATAGTTGGGAGGTGTCTTTTTTGATTAATAACAAACTAAAGAATTGCTGTAACGATTGCGTACACTGTGATATTGTGACGGAGACAAAGAGAAGAGCTATCCCCGACAACAAGACAGAAGTTGTCCTAGTAAATATTAAGTGTAGTCATATGTGCGTATGCAGTAAGTACCAGAAAGAGGTGCAGGATGGAAGATAAAAGCCTGTGCTGTGCAGGATGCAAGAATACACTATATGACAGAGGGATTATGTACTGCACTAAGGATAATGGCAAGAGACTGATAAGAGACAGATACTTGACTGTATGTGATGATTACAAGACAGCAAGACCGACAACAAAGGCATATGAGAGATAATAACAGAGAGGATGTGAAAAGATGAATCTAAATAGAATTATGAGAAAACTACAAAAAGCAATAGTATCAAATGGATTTGTAATAAGTTTGGACACAACACAATTCTATTCAGAGGACCAGAAACGAATGATAACAATGTACATCCTGTCTATAAAAGCATATGAGAACACAAGAAAAGGTTGGAGAGATACACGGTACGAGATACTAAGAACCGCTTCACAGGTGGACATAATTAAATGTTTGTCTGACATATGGGCAAGTATAAGAGAAAGGAATGGGCAAATAAATGCGGGATGAACTTACACAGAAGCAAAGAACATTTGCTCATGCATGGATAGAAAACGGTGGGAATGATTATCAAGCGGCAATAGATGCGGGATATTCGCAAGCAACAGCAAAGAATGCAAGAAAGAATATCTTGGAAAAACGTGGAGTAAAGGAATATATTGCTAAACTACAAGCCGACTTAGACAAAGAAAAAGGGTTTGATATTATGAGTCTTGCAGACATACAGCGAAGACGGTCAATGATCGCCACTGGTGCGTTGCAAGATTCTTTTGGATTCACCCCAGACTTTCCAGATCAGCTAAAAGCAATGAACGACTTAGAAAAGGCTTTAACGGTGCAGGCAAAGGAAGAGGAAGAGAAGAAAGCGAGAGAAGAAGCATTAAAGAATAAGACATATCACATGGACCTTGATATAATTCCCGATGTGTTTCATCCGATGATTAGAGATGTACGAAACCATAGGCATACGGAATATGTATTGCCGGGAGGACGTGGTTCTGGTAAATCCTCAACAATCCCAAACATCATTACAGAGTTAATGAGAAACAATCATGACATACATTGTCTTGTTGTAAGAAAAGTATATAACACTGTAAAGGATTCTGTATTTGCTAAAACCAAATGGGCAATAACAAAGCAGGAGTTCTCGGAAAAAGACTATAAATACACAAGCTCGCCTTATGAAATTACAATGAGAGACACAGGACAGAAGATATTCTTTCGTGGTGCTGACGATAAAGAAAAAATAAAGTCGATAGCACCAGATTTTGGATACATAGCGATTGTGTGGTTTGAGGAATTAGACCAGTTCGCAGGACCAGAAGAGATACGAAATATAGAGCAGTCCGCTATTCGTGGTGGAGATTTAGCATGGATATTTAAGAGTTTTAACCCACCGAAGAGTGCTAACAACTGGGCAAATCAATATTTGCAAGAGCCAAAGGAAAACAGGCTCATTACAAGAAGTACATATCTGGACGTGCCGAAAGAGTGGCTAGGACAGCCGTTTATTGACGAAGCGGAACACCTAAAAGAAATTAGACCAGAGGCATACGAGCATGAATACATGGGCATTGCTAACGGTAACGGTGGGGCAGTATTTGAATATGTAGAAGTAAGAGAAATTACAGACAAAGAAATATCACAGATGGACCGCATATATCAAGGCGTTGACTGGGGATGGTATCCAGATAAGTACGCATTTACGAGGACATACTACGATGCGGCAAGGGAAACGATCTATTTAATAGATGAGCATTGCGTAAATAAGCGATCGAATGAGCAGACATCCGACTGGATAAAGAAAAAAGGCTATAACGATTATGCAATCATTTGTGATAGTGCAGAGCCTAAATCTGTAGAGGACTATAGAAACTTAGGTCTTGTGGCACAGGCAGCAGTTAAAGGCCCAGGGTCAGTTGAATACGGCATGAAATGGCTACAACGTAGGAAGATTGTGATTGACCCACGGAGAACACCATACACATACAAAGAAATTACAACGTATGAGTATGATAGAGACAAAGACGGTAATATAATAAGCGGATACCCCGACAGAGACAATCATGCTATTGATTCGTTGAGATACGCATACAACAGAGTGATTATGAGGAGAGGGGAGAACGCATAAATGGGTATATTTAGCAGAATGAAAGAGATATTAAGTAACCTTTTTAGACAAAAGGCAAGAGACGAATTTAAGATTGATACTGTTACCAGTCCAGAAATGCAGAGAGCTATAGAAAAATGTGCATACATCTATAAGGGCAGTCCGTACTGGTTAGACAAGGACGAGCATATCAAGACTATCAACTTTGCAAAAGCGGTGTGTTCGGAGACAGCACGTCTTGCTACACTTGCAATAGGCATAGAGATAGATGGCAGCGCGAGAGCTAATTGGTTGCAGGAGCAGATAGACAAAGAACTGGAACAGGTACGACATCACGTAGAATATGGCTGTGCATACGGTACAGTTGTATTAAAGCCTAACGGTGCAAGTGTGGACTTGATCACACCAGAAAACTTTATTGTAACAGACGAAAGCAATGGAGAGATTCAAGGCATTGTGTTTGTGCACCGTGAAATTTCCAGTGATGGCAGGACATACTACACAAAACTAGAGTATCATAGGTACATCGAGGACGTGTATCAGATAACAAATCGTTGCTATGCATCTAAGGATGCCAACGACACAGGGAAACCGATTGACATAGACGAGACACCTTGGATGGGAGAACTGGAAAATGTAGGACTTACAAACCTAAACGGACAACGTCTGTATGCAGTCTTAAGGACACCGCAGGCGAACAACGTTGATTTACATTGCAGTTTAGGACTGCCGATTTTCTACGATGCGATAGAAGAACTTAAAGACTTAGATGTTGCATACAGCAGAAATACAACAGAGATATTCGATAGCCGAAGAATGTTGTTACTAGACTCCGACAAGCTGTTAGAGACTGGTACAAGGGTAAATAATACACAGGATGGATTTGAGAGAAGCAAGAAGCGGTTAAGACTTCCAGAGTACGTCAAGAATGTAAATAGCTCAGACATTAAAGGATTTTATCAAGAGGTAAACCCAAGCCTCAACACAGATACACGATTGACAGGAATCAATGCCCTGTTGTCTCAGATCGGATATAAATGCGGATTTAGCAACGGATACTTTGTATTTAACGAAACGACAGGCATCCAGACAGCAACAGGAGTTGAAGCAGAGCAACAGAGGACGATACAATTTGTTAAGGACGTAAGAGACAAATTACAAGCCTGCATGGATGATTTAATAGCTGCACTTAATATATTTGCTGATCTGTATCAATTAGCACCAAGAGGACCGTATGAAACCGTGTATGACTTTGGAGACATTACATACAACGAAGATGAAGATAGAGCGAGATGGTACAGCTATGTTACTTCCAACAAGATTCCATTCTGGTACTATCTAGTTAAATTTGAGGGATTCAGTGAAGAAGAAGCAAAAGCACTTGAAGAAGAAGCACAACCGAAAGAGCCAGACTTATTCGGTGCAAGCGGAGAGGAGTGAAAGCATGGGAAAGTACAGGATTGAAAAATACCTTGAATACCTTAATGGCGAAGATGTAAAACTGCCCGAACCATTTACAAAACAAGAAAAGCTGTTGCACAACATCTGCAAAAAAGGAGTTACAGGCAGTACAGAAACAGACAAAACATTATCGCAAGATGGCAAGCCTGCGGATGCGGCAGTAGTTGGGAAGATGCTAGATGCGGCACTAATGGTAAAAGACCCAGAAGAATAGGCAGGTGGGATTATGTTAACACCTACCTATCTCTGGTATGTGCCAGAAAAGGCAGAGAAGCAAGCAGAAGAACTACATAACAAGATAGTATCTGTCATTATAGAGCGAATGATGATAAGGCTAGGACGTGGGGAAGATTACCTTTTTACTCCTATTGACAAGTGGCAGATGGATGTATTGCAGGATGCAGGGTATATCTTGCAAGCGGTGCAGGCAGAGATAGCACAAACGACAAAGATAAGTATTGCAGAGATCGCACGCACTATGAAAGAAGCAGGAATCAAGGCTCTTGAATGGGATGATACAATCTACAAGAAAGCAGGTCTTGAACCAACACCACTCGGGGAAAGTCCTTATCTACAGAGACTGTTGCAAAGGAATTATGAAAAGACTAAGGGAGAGATGTATAACTTTACTGGCACGATGCCGAACGCCTGTCATGATAATTACATTAAGGCAGTGGATAAAGCATATACACAGACTGCAAGCGGTACGACAGGGTACACACAAGCGGTTAAAGAAGCTGTAAACGACATAATAAACAGCGGTGCAGACGTAACCTACCCTAGCGGACACAGAGACAGCATAGAAACAGCAACTACAAGAGCGGTTCGCACTGGTGTAAGTCAGATGGCAGGAGAGATCACGGATGCACGCATGGACGAGATGAACTGGGATATAATTCTCACGTCTGCACATTTAGGAGCAAGAATTGGAGACGGTGGAGACAACTTAACCAATCATTACTGGTGGCAAGGCAAGTTTTACAGCAAAAGCGGTAATGACCCAAGATTCCCACCGTTTAGTGTCTGCGGTATGGGGAATGTGCAGGGAATCCATGGGGCAAACTGCCGACACTCCCACGGTCCGGGGGATGGAATAAACAATCCGTTCGAGGACTACGACAGCGAAGAGAATCGCAAAGAATACGAGAAACGGAAACGACAGAGAGAGCTTGAAAGACGTATTAGAAAGACGAAACGACAGTTAATCGGCATGAAAACTGCTGTGGATAATGCAAAGGACGAAGCCTTAAAGCACGATCTTGACATGGAGTATCAGAAAAAGGCGGCACTATTGCAGAAGCAGAACAAAGCCTACAATGATTACTGCGAAGAGAACAATCTTAAGAAGCAGAACGAACGACTAAACACGGCAGACTGGAACAGGAGTCAAGCATCCTCAGCACGAGGTGCAGCGACACGATACAACAATGCACGAGGTAAATAATGGATACTATAAACAAAATTATGGTAGCCTGTGGGTGGATTATAACAATTGGTAGTGCGATAGGAGTCTTATATACTGCCTATAAGCATTACAAGAAGCCTACGGACGATTTGAAACATCGAATAGATTCTATAGAAACAGATATTAAAGAAATTAAACAAAAGCTAAATAGTGACTACAGTGCTATTAATAATCAACGTGATGATATGAACCTAGTCATGAAAAGCATGTTTAATTTGATTGAGAACAAGATCACAGGAAACAACATTGAGGGTCTAAAAAAAACCAGAGACGATCTGATAAATGCGTTGACAACACACGACAAACAGTGAGGTGTTTGCTTTTGAAAGTATATGATTTTACCGTACCCGAACTAAATATGTTCCGTACGTATTGCAACTTCACAGATGTTGAAAGAACATTGTTCGAGTATCGGGCAAAGAATATACCACTGGATAAATGTGCAGAGCTTATGAACGTAAGTCTGTCTACAGCAAAGAGAATCAGCAGGAGAGTTAATAACAAGATTATTAGAGTATGTTAAGGAGAACAGAATGGTAATTAATGGAAGAATTTTTGAAGAATTAAATATCACAAAAGATGGAGAACTGATTGCATCTATTGCAGACGGAGAACACGGAATCGTACATAAAGATGGCTATAAAGTACAGCTAGTTGTAGATGAAATCGGTATGACGTTTGCAGAAGCATTAGAAGCAATGAAAACAGGTGCAAAGGTTAAGTTACCCACATGGGGTGGGTACTGGTATTGGGATACAGAAAAAGAAACTATTATGATGCAGTGCAGAGACAAGGACAACGGAGAAAAAGGAGACTTATTAGATATTAGGGATACACAGATGGTTGAATACACGATCAGCAATATTTTATCTAATAAATGGAGAATCGCAGAGTAAAAAAAGAGGGTATTGAAAAGGCGAAAATCCATGATACAATATAAATGTAACAAGTAATAAGTTGTTGAATAAATCATTATAAGATTTTTTTAGTTTTAAATGAGAGTGGTTTGTTTCGGAGATACTTTTTCATGTTATAATACTTTAATCCTTTTTTTATTGTTTTGTTATGTATATAGTACGGTGGATTCCTCACGGAGTCCGTGGAAGTATAACTCAGTTGGTCAGAGTAGTCGGCTCATAACCGACCTGTCACAGGTTCGAGTCCTGTTGCTTCCATTTGCTCACTGTTGTGAGCATGAGAAATCATTTTTGAATTTCCTCAATTTTTTGGTTTAAATTTCATTTTTCAACACGACACCTTTTTTCATCAATTGGTGTTCCTCAATCTTATCCTTATTGTTCAAGCACCATGACCCCTATCATGGTGCTAATTTTTTAATTTAATATGATACTTTTATGAGACTTTAACGACCTGTTAGAGTCTCTTTTTTAATGCGATAATTTACACATAAAAGGGAGGTGGAAGAGTGAACGGATATAACTATAATCCTTATGCACCAATGTATCAGCAGGATACAATGCAGTTGCAGGATAGGCTAAATCAGTTACAGCAAATGCAACAGCAGTACAATAAACCAATGCCAGAGACACAAGTTCCAACACAGAATGTTAATTGGATACAAGTTGCAGGCATAGAGGGAGCAAAGAACCAGATCGTACAGCCAGGGGCTACAGCATGGATGATGGATAACAACGCACCTTTCTTTTATGTAAAGAGTGTAGATGGAATGGGCAGTGCAACTTTTAAGGTATTTAGATTCGAGGAGATACCGCCAGAAGCCACGCAGAACGCCCAAAAACAAAATGTAAACTATGATAATAGATATGTTACAAGAACAGAGTTTGAAGAACTTCTAGCAAAGCTAGGAGAGCAACCAGAGAAAGGAGAGTTAAGCAATGAGTAATCCTTTAATGAACATGATAGGCGGTATGATAGGAAACAACAACCCTATGCAAATGGTACAGCAGGTAATGGGCATGGTAAGAGGGTCTAACAATCCGCAGTCTATGGTTGAGAGCATGGCACAGACAAACCCTGCGATCAAGCAGGCAATGGAAATGTGCAAGGGAAAGAACCCACAAGAAGTGTTTAATAGCCTATGCCAACAGCAGGGCATGAATCCACAGGATATTGTGGACAAAGTGAACAAATAGATATTAAGCGGTGCACAGCTTGGTAAATAAATTTATGGAGGACAACAACAATGAATGAAGCAATGGGACTCACTGCGGCAGATGTAGCCGCAGTGACAAGAAATGACGGATATGATAACGGCTTCGGCAACGGTGGTTGGTGGATTTGGATTATCTTAATTGCTTTCCTTTTCTGTGGTAACGGATGGGGAAGAAATAACGATACCGCAACGACCGCATGCGAAAATGCTTTCTTATCCGATGAGTTTGTAAAGAGAGATATTTTCAATACAAACCAGAACGTATCTAATACAGCTTGTCAGACACAGAGAGACGTATTAGAAAGCAGATACACAACACAGTTAGGATTACAGCAGATGCAGGCACAACAGCAGGCTTGTTGCTGTGAAACACAGAAAGAAGTGCTACAGAACCGCTATGATGCGGCTTTAATGGCACAGAATATGCAGGCACAGCTGGCACAGTGTTGCTGTGATATTAAGGAAACAATCCTCGCAGACGGACAGGCTACACGCCAGTTGATGCAGGACAACACAATCCAGAATCTTAGAGATAAACTTGCGGACAGAGATAGAGACTTACAGTTATCTAACTTCCAGATTTCGCAGGTATCACAGACTAAGAACATTGTGGATGCTGTTAGACCATTCCCAACACCTGCATACATTACAGCAAGTCCTTATGTATCCTATAATGGGTATGCATACGGTGGTTGTAACTGCGGAAGTGTAAATGTGTAAATAATTCAAAGCTTGTTGGAGAATCCATATCTACTAAGTAGACTAGCAATATATTGACGATAGGGTGTCGGGTTCGGCATCCTATTTTTGTTTAGGAGGGAAAATTATGTTAAATGCGGTAAATGTAGCACAGCAGGATGTAAACAGTGGTGCAAATGTACTATTTGCGAATACACGATATAGTAGCAGACGTTGTACTTGTAATTATGGGTGGCTGAATCATGTAGAGGGGTCTGGTCTGTTTACGTTAACGAATAGATCGAACTGCCCTATGACTGTAGAGGTAGAATTTAACGGAAATGTATCCGCTAATGCAACAGGAGCAACGGCACTTGCTGTAGAGCTTAACGGAGAAGCTATTGGTGGAACAGAAATGGACTATACAGTAGTTACAGCGAACACATTTCAGAACGTGGGAGCAACAACGGTTGTAACTGTACCATCTGGCGGTAGCTTAATCGTAAGCATCGGAAATGTAGGAACAACAGCGGCAATAGTAAAAGATGCGAATATTATTATAAAGCGTATCTCTTAAGGAGGTGCGATCATGATTGAATTTACAAACAATCTTGAAGTAACAAAAACAGAAGATATCTTTGACGAGATCAACAAAAGATATGTAGCGGCTATGATGATACACGGTCAAATGGCAGACTATTTCAACTTCTTAGGTTTGAAAGGCTACAAAAGATTACATGAATACCAGTTTCTTACAGAAAGCTTGGAGAGACGTGAAGTATGCAGGTATTTTGTAGATCATCACGGCAAGCTTTTAAAAGATTCTTTTAGCGGTACTATAAAAGTGATTCCCGACTCTTGGTATACAGCCAGTAGACTAAGTATCGGAAAATCCACAAAGCAGAAAGCCGTAGAGGATGGCTTTATAGAGTATCACAACTGGGAGAAAGAGACAAAAGAAGCCTATGAGAAGTACGCACAGCAACTTAGAACGAACGGAAACGTATCGGATGCACTATTTGTAGAATGTCTGGTAAAAGACGTATCTAAAGAGCTAGAAACAGTTGAAAAGATGGTTACTGATCTAATCTCTGTAGGATACGACATGGTGTATATTACAGAGACACAGGACTGCATTCATGAGAAATACAAAAAGAAGCTTAAGGGGGTCAAATTATGAGTGAAATCAAACATGTTCTGGAAGAACAGCTAGAAAGAGAAAAAAACTCAGCATTAAAACAGCTCACAACATCTAATCTTGATGCAATGTATAAGATTACAACAACATTATGCAATCTGGAAAAGATGGAGCATGGAGACATAGCGGAAACCGTCATGGATGCAGGAGAGAATCTTATTAAGAAGTACAGCAATGGCAAGTATGATAAAAATATAGATGCATTGTATGACAACTACTTAAGTGCTAAAATGGCATACAAAGAAAACGGAGATCAAGGACACCGTGATAAGCTTATGGAATCGGTCGGTAGATTGATGGTGGAAGTGTATGATATGCTTTCTTCTATGGTTATTGATTCTGACTTTATGGACGAGAGAAAAGAGATACAGCGACAGATAAAGAAACTTGCGGAAATGTAAAAAAAGAGGGTATTGAAACGGCATATTTTAGGGTTTACAATAAATATGTAGGAATTATGCAGATTTGCCACAGCCTCCTTGTAAGTACAGAGTTTTTTAAGCGTTTTTGGTTACACGACAACAGGAAAAGAGTTCGAGGCTCGAGTGGGGTTCAAGTCCCCACATTTCTTTTACCTTGACTTAGGTATATAAGTCTTAATCCATTACCGCAGACATAGCGGTATACAAACAATGTAGGAGGATATATATGCAGAATTACGAACAGATTTTAGCAGAATTAGGAATCGAAATCCCAGAAGAGAAAAAGGCAGAGCTTAAAAAAAGACATGCCGAAAATTATAAGACTGTAGCTGATTATAATAAACAGGTAGAGAAAAAAGATGAATACAAAACATCTTTAGACGATGTACAGACCAGATTAGCAGAATTAGAGAAAGAAGATGTTGACGGTCTTAAGACTAAGATTACAACATTAACACAGGAGCTTGCAGACGAAAAAGAAGCAAGAGCAAAAGAAGCTAAGCAGACAGAGTTAAGAGACAAGGTAAAAGATTTCTTATCTGATAAAAAATTTGTAAATGCAATTACAGAAGACTCTATCCGTTCCCAGATGATTCAGAAGTTAGAAGAAGAGAATGGGAAAAATGCAGAAGATGTATTTAAAGAACTTACTACTAAAGATGGGAAACCAATTGAGAACATCTTGGTTGACGAAAAGAAAGCACCAGCTCCTAATATCCCAAGCTTTACGACTAAGTTCAACAGCGGAGAGCAGAAAAAGGGAACACAGAAGTTAAGGGAAATGTCTTTAGACGACAGAATGAAGCTTAAGGCAGAGGACCCAGACTACTATGCAACCTTATTAAATGACAGATAGATAATACCGACTCACAATATGGAAGTGAGCCGCTAACCTAAAATCCCTTAATAGTTGTAGGTAGATGGGACAAAGATAAGTCCTTATCTATTCTTATTTAGGGTAGAAAGGACTTTTTTTATGCCAAGAACAGGAAGATTTGGCGGTTTTGATTTTGACCCAGAGGTTTTTTCTGAGTTTATGTCAGAAAACCCAACATGGAACGATGCAATTATTGCATCTGGTGTGTTAGCACAGGACAATACAATCATGGATTTAATCGGAGAAAAAGGAAATGTCGCAACAATTCCATTCTATACACCGATTGATGAACAGGACTCACAGGCTTTAAACAACGATGGAGAAACAGACAATACACCTGTTGAAATCACAGGAAAGAAACAGACTTGTATGTTAATCCAGAGAATGAAAGCTTGGAAAGCAAAAGACTTTACAAAAGAGTTAACAGGTGCAGAGCCTATGACTCATGTTGCAAACTCTGTTGCAAGCTTTTATAAGCAGGTAAGAACACGTGACTTAATGACTACAGTTGATGCAGTTTTAAGCCTGTCTGGTATGGAAAACCATATTACAGACTTATCTTTAACTGGCGAGGGCACTGTAGGAGATGCAAACAAAATTGATGATACAACACTTATCTTCGCACAGCAGAAAGCTTTAGGAGATTCCGCTGACAAGATGGGATTACTTGTATTAAACTCTTACATCTACGCAAAGTACAAGGCAATGGGACTTGTTGATTACAACAAATACACTATTGCTAACGCAGTAGAAAGAGAAGTAAATCTTCCTACAATCGGTGGATTTATCCCACTGGTAACAGACAGATTTACAGTTGATACAACAGGAACAAACCCAGTATACAAAACTTATATGCTTGGTACAGGCTCAGTATTGACTTGTGATAAGACAAACTATGAAAATCCTTATTATACAGACTATGACCCAGAAACATCTGCCGGTATTGAAAAACTGTATACAAAACAGGGTTATGTATTACATCCTAACGGATTTTCTATTAATGCTAACAAGATTGCAAAAGAGTCTCCTACAAATGCAGAGTTAGGAACTAAAGGAAACTGGTCTTTAGCATTTAACCAGAAGAATATCCGCATGGGTGTTATTAAATCCAACGGATAAAAAGGAGTGTGATTTCATGGCGTACATTGACTATGAATATTACAAAACCCTTTTTGGAGAGAAAGCAATCCCAGAAGCAGACTTTAATCGTCTGGTCTGGGATTCTTGCAAGAAGATAGATAATGCCACGACTGGTGTTGACAATGTGAAGAAACTTAAGATTGCTTTTCCAAAAGATGAAGATGATGCAGAAGCAGTTAAAAGATGTGTTTGCGAACTTCTGTCAATCACATATAAGATTGAACAGGCAGAAACGAGAGTTGAAGCATCACAGGGTTATATCACATTAGAAGATGGAACTGTGATGAGTAAGCAGGTAGCATCTAAGAGTGCAGGAAACGAGAGTATAAGCTATGTGACTTCCAGTAACGCAGGTACGGCTACATTGATAGATAAGTGTCTAGCGGATAAGGAAGCACAGAAGCAACTATACGATGATAAGATAAGAGATTATCTGTCTGGCATAACTGATGCTAACGGAGTTAACTTGCTGTACATGGGAATATATCCAAGATAAAAAAACGGAGGGATACGATGTATAACGATACAATCACACTTTTTAATAGGTATGAAAGTAAATTAGGAGATACATGGTATCCCTCTATTTTGCATAATACGAACCTAAACATGGATAAAGCAAGCATCGTTGCAAAGTACGGTTCTGAATCACAGGACAATGCTATATTAAACGTGCAGTATAGCCTAAAAAGTGGTCAAAAGATGGTAGGGAGTAAATTATGGCTACCGCCTAAAGAATGGCGTAAACAGACGAATGATAAGCTGTCAGAAGCACTTACATTTAGTTCTAAGGCGAATAGTTTTGATTTCTTTATCGTTGGCGAATGGGAGAATGAAGAACCGATTGCAGAGGATGATTATATTGACGGATTCTATGAAGAAATGAAACTTAAGTATGATTATGTCTTTGCAATAACTGGAAGTGCCTTTTACGACATAATCCCGCACTTTGAGGTAATGGCTAAGTAGGTGGTTATATATGGCTAAGAAAAAATTAGGAAATGTTAATGTGAATACACAGAACATGAGAGCTAATATCAGTCTGGCGAGATTCGATGAACAAATACAAAGTGCTCAATATTGGTTAGATAGTCAAGTTATGACTGATATGGTTCCATATATGCCACATGAAACAGGTACATTCATTAACGTAACGAGAGCAAAAAGTGCTTCTCTTGCAGGTACTGGAATGGTGTGTGCAGGTACTGGACCGATGGGACGTTTCTTATACTATGGTAAAGGTATGGTTGACGAATTAACAGGGTCTCCGTGGGCGAGAAAAGGTGCTAAGAAAGTATTAGTCACTGAATTTGCAGGACATACAAATGCAAAAGTTGACTTAAGCTACCAGAATCCAAAAGCAACTCCAAAATGGTTTGAAACAGCAAAGAAGAATCACGGTAAAGCATGGGTTACTCATGTTAAAAAGCAGGCAGGAGGAAGTTGATGGCAGAAGAAAAGAAACTAGTCAAGTATGACATTGATGGTTTTGACGTGATCACAACAGCATTGCAAGAACTGGTAAATCAATTCCCAGAACTAAGAGAGGGAGACGAAATTGCATTTTCTACATTAGATGATGCAAGCGGAAAAGCAATGTTCCCAGTAAGCGGTGCAGTGATTGAATCAGAAAAAGAGAGTATCACTGGACACGTCACACAGGTATGTCTGTATCCGTTTTGCGTGATATATCGTGCAAGCGGTACAAAACCAAAGAGGAAAGCAGACATTAAGGAGTGGTTGGATAACCTTGGTAAATGGTTGGAAAAGCAAACAATCACAATTAAAAACAACACATATAAACTAGAAGAATATCCAGTGCTGACAGGCAATCGAAAGTTTTTAACGATTGACAGACAGACACCTGCATATTTGGACAGTATAAACGAAAACAAGTCTGAGAATTGGGCTATCAATATTTCTGCCCGATATCAAAACGACTTTGATAGATAAATTAACTATTAACTGGTCTACGACAGGATGTAGATCACTGACCTTGAAAAGATAAAGGAGAATCATAATGGCAGTTACAACAGGTAAAATTGACCGTAAGTATATGGCTCATTTCTTAGATGCAGGCTCTTTGTGCGGTGGTAAAACACCATCCTATGAACGTCTTGGAAAAGACTTAGAAGAGTACAATGTCGAACTTAATCCCGATACAGAAACAAGTAAAAATATTATCGGAGAATCTACATTCAAACACAACGGATATGAGGTTTCTTCAGAAGCCGATCCTTATTATGCAGAAGCTGACAGCACATTAAGCCAGAAGTTGCAGGAGATCATTGATAATCGTTACAAGGACGATAACTTAAAGACTACAGCAGTGGAAGTACATTTATGGAAAGAAGCAACAAGCGGAGCTTATGAAGCATACGCAGAAGATTGTTATGTGGTCCCTACATCCTACGGTGGAGACACAAGTGGTTACCAGATTCCGTTTACTGTTAACTATGCAGGAAACCGCAGAAAAGGTACTTACAACGTAACATCCGGAACATTTTCAGAAAGTGCTACACAGGACTTAAAAGACAACAGCAAAGCAGTTTTATCATAACAAGGAGTGCAGGATATGGAAGAACTTAGACGAAAAGTCAAAACTGGGGCATTAAATGTAATTTTAACGAATGAAGATGATGAGGAAATCGGAAGATTCCCATTCAACCCAGTTGATTTAAATATCGTAAGAAGATACGAAGAAGTTGTTACTAATTTGGAAAAGATGGAACTTCCAGAGGATGCTACAGAACAGGATATCTTAGAACTGTCTGACAAATTAGAGGGGCAGATTGATTACTTGCTTAACTCTAAAGCTTCTAAGTCTGTATTTGCTATTTGCAATCCGCTAACTCTTACAGAAAGCGGAGATTTCTTCATCGAGAACATCATCGTGGAAATCGCAGATATTATTGAGCAGGTAACAGACCAGAGAATTAAGAAGAAACAGGCGAAAATTAAAAGGGCAACGTCTAAATATCACAAATAATGGAAGTTTGGGAACTTCCTACATCCATAGTAGTTGGTGGCATAGATTATGAAATACGCACAGATTTTCGTGCAGTTCTGGACATTTTAAAAACATTTAATGACCCAGACTTTGAGAACGATGAAAAGTGGATTGTTTGCCTTACCATTTTATACGTTGATTTTGGAAATATGCCACCACAAGACTATGAAGAAGCTATTGAAAAAGCCATCGAATTTATTGACATGGGTATCAAAGATGATGGGAAGAAACAACCTCATGTGATGGATTGGGAACATGATGCACCAGTTATCATCCCATCTGTTAACCGTGTACTTGGAAAAGAAATACGAGCTATGCAGTATTTACATTGGTGGACTTTTTTAGGAGCTTACATGGAAATTGGAGAGTCTTTGTTTTCGCAGATTCTTAGTGTTCGCATGAAGAAAGCCAAAGGAAAGAAACTGGAAGATTGGGAAAGAGAGTTCTACAAAGAAAATAAAACGCTTATTGACCTAGATGTTAAATATTCCGAAGAGGAATTAGAAGAACAGAAACGTTTGAACGATTTACTGAATGGGAAAGGGGCGTGATTGAATGGCTACACAAAAAGCGGATGGAAGTATTTATATCAAAACAGAAATTGATACAACCGAAGCAAAAGCAAGTGTGAAAGAAATCGCATCTCTTTTAAAACGTTTATCCAATCAAGTAAAAACCATTGGAAAATCAATGGAAAAAGCCATAAGTGGCGGTATAAAAGCACCAGATACAAAAGGTATGGATGTTGTCGAAGAAAAAGCAAAGACCGTGGCTGAGGAACTGGAAAAGACCGCACAGGCAGAAAAGAAGCTAGAAAGCATAGATATTAAATCTAATGCACTTGATACGTTAGATAAAGCGATAGAAACCACAGGACAGAAGCTTGCAGAGTTGGAAAAAGCACAGATGGATGTATTCAACAGAAATCAGAGTGCAACTTCTTCCCCTGCATTTCAAGCAATGGAGAGTGCCGCTTCTAAATTAGATCAGCAATATGAACAGTTGATTGCAAAAAAGAAGCAGTTGGAAACATCTACAACAGGAAAGACTGGACTGCCTAAGACTGGAAAGCTGACAGGTGGAACAGGTCTGGCAAGTGAGGAAAGTGCTAACGCATTAGCTAAACTTAATGCAGAGATCACAGGCACAGAAACAAAAGTAGAACTGTTAAATAACAGCTTGGAGCAAACAGCACAGGCACAACAAAAGATAAGTGACAGCTCTATCAATACTACAGCTTATCAGATTCTTGAGCAGACACTACAGCAGGTAGAATCACAGTTTAATCAAGTTGCACAGACTCAGCAAGAGTTGTTCGCAAGGAATCAGAGTGTTACTTCATCTCCTGCTTTTATGGCATTAGAGAGTGCGGCAGAGAAGCTTGGTCGGCAGTATGATTCATTACTTGCTAAGAAACGGCAGTTAGAAAGCGGTGGGGGAGCAGTACAAACACCTGCGATCAAGACAGCCCCTATGACTGGTGCATATTCTGCCACGGCATCTAGTGCAAGTCAAAAAGCTTTGGATGCCTTAAACAAAGAAATAACACAGACAGATGCAAAAGAAAAAGGACTTGTTAACACAAATAGTAGGCTTGGTTCATCATTTAAGAATGTCAGTCAGTCTGTGGACAGTGCTAAGACAAAGACAGGCGGTATTTCATCTATCTTTAGTAGAATGGGTGGAGTCGTATCTGGACTTGGAAAACGTCTTGGTGTACTGGCACAGAACTTCACAAGCACTACAAACAGTGCTAATAATGCAAAATTTTCTATTGGTCGAATGGTCGGTATGAGTATATTATATTCTACCGTTTTTGGAATGATTTCTAAAGTTAACAGTGGAATCATGACAGGCATCAATAACCTTGCACAGTATTCGTCAGCTACTAATGCTTCGATATCTTCTATGATGTCAGCATTAACTCAGTTACAAAACAGTTTAGCAACAGCATTTGCACCGATTTTGTCCGTAGTAGCACCGATTTTGACGGCATTCATGAATATGCTATCGAAAGCGATCACATACATTGGAATGTTTATAGCAGCACTAACAGGACAGAAATCTTTTACGAAAGCAAAAGCTGTACAAGAAGATTATGCGGCATCACTGAACAAAACATCCAGTGGAGCTAATAAGGCGGCAAAAGCTACAAAGAATAACGCAAATGCCACAAAAAAAGCAAATAAAGAGATACAGACATATCTTTCTGGACTGGATGAAATCCGACAGTATCAAAAAGAAAAAGATAACGATACACCTAGTTCTTCTACCCCATCCGCAGGCGGTGGAGGTGGTGGCGGTGGTTACACTGGTCCATCCATTGGAGATATGTTTGAGAAAGTTCCTATTGAATCTTCCATCGCAGATATTGCTAAGAAGATTAAGGGCCTCATAAAAAAAGAGGACTGGGAGGGACTTGGAGCTTATATTGCATCGGGTATCAACAAAGGATTGCAAAAAATCTATAATGCCATCAATTGGGATAATGTAGGCCCGAAGATTACATATTTTGTGAACGCATTTACACGGACATTCAATAGTCTTGTTGATCACATAGACTGGGATTTAATGGGACGTACTGTGGGTGCAGGTATTAATACAATTGTCAACACACTGAATCTGTTGATAGAGGGAATCAATTGGAAAAATCTTGGTTCAAAAATTGCAACAGGTATCAACGGTTTATTCAACGAAGTAAATTGGAATAATGTAGGGCAGTTGTTTGCGAATAAAATAAATGTTCCGTTTCAAATGTTAGAGGGAGCTGTAAATACTCTTAACTGGGCAAAAATAGGAACGTCAATAGGTGGATTTTTGAATGGTGCAATCAACCAGATAGATGTTAAGTCTATTGGTACAAGCTTATCTGGATTAGCATTAGGAATATTAACAACATTAGATAATGCACTTACTACAACAAACTGGTCACAGCTTGGCACAAAATTAGCAACATTATTAACATCCATTGATTGGGTCGGAATATTTGTCAATGCAATATCTGTTGCAGGGAAAGCCATTACGGCATTAACACAACTCGGTGTGTCTTTTATGGATAACTTGGCAAAAGGTATTACAAATGGGACACAGCAGTTTATTAGTAAGGGATTATCAGCACTGACCAATTTTACTGCAAACTTAAGAAGCAATGCAGGAAAATTAGTAGATTCTGGTCTCCATCTTATGTTAAATCTTGCTAAAGGTATAGCTAATGCCATGCCAGATATCATCAAAAATGTTCCACAGATCGTTATTAATATTGCAGGAGTCATTAACGATAATGCCCCTAAGATATTGGTCGCAGGAATACAGCTTATTGCAATCCTGCTAAAAGGTCTTATACAGTCTATACCAACATTGATTGCAAATGTACCAAAGATTGTGCAGGCAATCGTCAGTGTATTTACAGCTTATAATTGGCTATCACTTGGAAAAAGCCTCATCACAGGTATTAAAAACGGAATTATGAATGCAAAAAATACTGCGGTTGATGCTATGAAGAATACATACAATGGCGTGATTGATGCGATAAAGAATTTACCGTCTAAACTCAAAGGACTTGGAGAAAACGGAATTAAAGGGATAGGCAATGGAATTACTGGGAAATTGTCTGGACTTAAAACAACGGCAGGAAAAATATTGACCAATATTATAGAAGCGGTTAAAAATCTACCTAGAGAGTTGGCAAAAAAAGCGACATCTGCTATTAGGGGTATGAAAACTACATTTAAAAATGTTGACTGGGGAAGTGTCGGCATGAATGTAGTAAAAGGTATTGCAAAAGGTGTTGGAGATTTTGCATGGATTTTGGTTGATAAAATGACAAGTCTTGCACAAAAGGCGTGGGAGGGTGTGAAAGATTTCTTCGGAATCCATTCTCCATCAAGACTTATGAGAGATACGGTAGGTAAGATGATTCCTGCCGGTATTACAGTAGGTCTGGAAAAAGCTTTTCCAGATACGATTGATACATTATTAGACCAATCTAAACAGTTGGCAAATGTACCATTTACAGCACCATATATTACAAGTGGAGCGGTAATACCTGCGAAAGCATCCGCAGCGATCGCACAGAAGCAGAGTAGTACAAGTAGCAGTAATAATGACGTACTAAATTTACTTGAGCAGCTATTAGCAGTTATGAAAGATTTAGAATCAGATAACAGTGGTAACAATGTCAGAGATTATCATTTCACTGCACAGATTAACCGCAGAACGTTATTTGATGAACTTATCGAAGAAGCGAAACTAAGACAAATGAGTAACGGCAGAAACCCATTTAGCCTTGTGTAGAAAGGAGTAAGACATGGCACAGGATTATATAAAAATCAATGGTGTGAAAATATGGCAACCAGATTGCGACATAGCTGTAGCACTCGAAACCACGTATACGCAAGGTTCAACAAGGGCACAGTCTGGAAAAGGGAAATTTACACCGATGTTTACGGTAGAGCGTTTCCCATATACGGCTACGGATATTCCAATGTCAGAAGCTTCAAAAATCCTGCAAATGGTAGCAAAAGGAAAACCTTTTGATTTGCATTATTTTTCTGTGTACCACAATGAATGGAGAACGGCTAAGTTTTATGTCGGACAGGTATCGGACATAAAAATACAAACATTGGAGAAAAACAAAGAGAAATTATCTAGTTTTTCGTTCAATGCACAGGGGGTTAACCCGATATGATAAATGTAAGTAATGAGTTTAAAACTCTAATGTCAGAAAGACAGGATTTTAAAGAGTATGCAGAAGTTACACTTGCAAATGGCACAGTTTTAGAACTGACAGAGGATGATTTTTCAATAGATAACAATAGTCTGGTTGATTCTGCAGGGGCAAACTCTATTCCTTTAGGAGTTGCCCTTAGTAGAAACGTACAGTTAGAAATTATGAACGACGATGATCACTTATCTGATTATGATTTCTTTGGAGCAAAAATCAGACTATATCTGACGTTTGAATTATCATCAACGATAGAAAAAATTGAATACGGTACATTTACCGTCACTCAACCAGAAACCTACGGAAGTGTTGTAACGATTGTTGGCTACGATGATATGTATAAAGCAGATAAGACATACAGCACAACATTGACATTCCCTGCGACAGCAAAGAGTGTGTTGATTGATAGTTGTGATACCTGCGGTATCTTGATTGGAAATAGTAACTTTTTACATAATGACTTCCAGATACCAACCATGCCATCTAGTGAGTATACACACCGACAGATTATAGGTTTTATCGCTATGATTGCCTGCGGAAACGCAAGAATTGACCGTACAGGACATTTACAGATAATGACCTATGATTTTAACTATGACAGCGGTAATGTTCATACTTTGACCGATTACAACACTCTGACGAATGATACAAACGATGTGCAGGTAACAGGCGTGCAAATGACAAAGACTGTCACTAAGACAACAACCGATGAAGATGGTAACGAAAATGAAGAAGATGTGGAAGAATTAGTCAAATACGGTTCAGATGGCTACGTTTTAGAAATAGAGAATCCGTTAGTTGCAGGTCATGAAGAAACATTAGTTTCTTGGATTTATGAAAGATTCAAGGATGTAACGTTTCGTGGATTTACGATGGATTATATTTCTTATCCAATTGCAGAGTTTGGAGACAAGATAAAGATTACAGACTGGCGAGGTAAAAGCTTCTATTCTGTATTAACAGATGTAAACTTTGTATTCTTTGGATATACAACACTTAAAAATAGTGCAGAATCTCCAATGAGAAATCAAAGCAATTACACGTCAAGTGAACAAAAAGCACTGATTCAAGGGAAAGAATTAGTTGAACGTGAAAAGACAAATCGTGAAATTGCAGTTAAAAAGTTAAATGATACATTAAAAAACAGCTCTGGCATGTATTCTACGGCAGAAAAACAACCAGACGGCTCTACTATTTACTATTTGCACGATAAACCAACAATCGCAGAATCACAGAATGTTATCAAACTAACAGCCGAAACAATTGGTTTTTCCACGGATGGAGGTAAAAATTATCCATATGGTTTTACAATCACAGGCGAAATGATAACAAGATTGCTTTATGTAGAGGGAATTAATGCAGATTATATTAATACTGGTGCATTGACAGTCAAGGATAAATCTGGAAATATTATCTTTTTTGCAGACATAGAAACTGGTACTGTAAGGATTTCTGGAGATAACGTCACAATAGGTGGAAAGACTGCAACAGAAGCGATTAATGACGCAATCAATGAAGCGAAAAAGTCTCGTGCTATGATTATAAATCTTGACAAGGACTATCAAGCAATCACAACAGATTACAAAGGAGAATACACAGCGTTTCCAGAATGTCACACGACAGCACAAGTGTTGTGGGGGCATACAGATATATCTAACGATTGCAGTTATAGTATTCAGAAATCTAGTGGAATTGTAGGCTCTTGGGATAATACAACTCATACTTACACTGTAACAGCATTGATTGCAGATACAGGGTGGATTGATATTACAGCAAATTACCTTGATACATATACAGTTACAAAGCGTTTTGATGTTGCAAAGGTTAAAAGTGGTGCACCAGGTGCACAAGGAGACGGTACTTACCTACACATTAAGTATAGCAACGATGGTGGTAAGACGTTTACGGATGCAACAGTAGGCTCATGGATAGGAACTTGCGTAGATAGCAACGTAGAAGCACCCCTCGATGTTAATGCGTATACTTGGGCGAAAATCGAGGGAAAAGCAGGTCGTACATACTTTATGGAAACATCATCTAGTATTGTAAAAATGTCAGCGGACAGTACAATAGTTCCAAACTTCATTACATTGTCTGGTTATTATCGTGACGGAACAGAAACAGCACGTACAGCTTATAAGTGCCGATTTAAGATTGAAGAGACAGCAGACAATGAGACGTACAACACTGTATACACATCGACAGAAGATGAAACTGATATTACTCATGCATTGTACTCTGCATTAGCAACAGGCTCAAATGGAATTAGTGCTGATGAAACTAACGGAATCGCAATTTCACGAAATCTTACAGCACTTAGATGTACGATGTATGCAGCAGGTGGATTCACACAGATTCTTGACATTGAGACAATCCCAGTTGCAATAGACGTTGATGCACTGACACACGAAGATATATTTAATCTGTTGACGAATAATGGAGCGTGGCAAGGTATTTATCGTGGGTCTGATGGAAAGCTGTATATAAATTTTACTTATGGAAGAGGTGGAACATTAAATCTTGGTGGAAAAGCTGATACATATGGAGACGGGGAATTACACGTTTATAATTATTTCGACAAAGAAGTTGTGACGATAGACAATAAAGGGATTATAGTACTGAATTATTCACTTGGAATTTCGGCTGATGAAAAGCCAATATCATATGTGTGTATAACACCAGACGTGTTCGGTGGTATATATATATCTGAAAACAAGGATGGAACTGGTGCATGTGCGATTTTGTCCCCAGATGAGATTATATTAAAAAATAACAGCAGTGGACCACTTATAGTACAAACAGACATAACAATGCATATGACGGATGAATCACTTTATCTTGGGTCGACAAGTGAATATAAATTTCATTTTGGAAAAGAAAGATCAAGTTTTTATCAGCCAGTTACTATTGGCGGAAGTTTGTCTGTTACCGGAGAAAAAAACAGAATAATAGATACAGAAAATTATGATACAAGAAAGCAGTATTGTTATGAAACAGCAACCCCATATTTTGGAGACATTGGAACGGCACAAACTGATGATAAAGGAAAGTGTTACATCGACATTGACGATATATTTTCAGAGACAGTAAACACAGGTGTTGAGTACCAAGTATTCTTGCAGAAAGAGGGGCAAGGCGATTTATGGGTAGAAGAAAAGACCGACAGTTACTTTATCGTAAAAGGTACTGAAAATCTTAAGTTTTCATGGGAAATCAAAGCAATTCAGAGAGATTATGAGTTTGAACGACTTGAAAAATTCGACAACTCAGAGAAAGAAGAAGTGATTGACTACGAGAAAGAATATATGGAAGAAATCAACGATTTGATTAAAGAACAGGAGGAAATGTTAAATGAAACAGTTGAGTAGCTTTATGGTATTAAATATTGACGGTGGAGACAGGGTATCATACACATACAATGAGATTGACGATAACACAGGAGAACCATTGTCACAGAATAAAAAAGAAAATTTCTGGGTAGTAGATAAAGAACTTAAAAAGCACATTGATGCTATCAGAAGCTACGTCAGAGAAAACAAGTTGAATTAAGGAGTGATGTTATGGCAATCAATATACCTTTAATACATATTTCAGATTTAACAGAGAAAACGTCTATATCTGATTATGATTACATGCTTACTGGTGGAAGCACCGCCAGTAAGGTTAAGTGGTCAACGATTGTGTCACTGATTAAAACTAAATTAGGAATAAGTAAAATACAGTCAGATATTTCTACGTTAAATAGTGATTTTTCCAGTTTACAGTACAAAGATTATGGAATTGATGGATTTGCCATTAAAATAAATAGTCAACTAGCAATGATTTATATGTGGTATGGCAAAAGTTTGACAGGCGGGAATATATCTCAAACTTTATTAACATTGCCAAATAATATTACATTTAACAGGGAAGTTTTTACACCGTGTGAAATTCTTGATAGTTCTTGGTCCCCATGTGGAAATACTGGATACATAACTATTAATAACAATAAAGTGTACGTACGTTGTAAAGAAACAACATCTTACGGTGTCGTAATAGCAAATGTGATTGTTCCTGCATCATATGTCAATATTCCATAGTTCTATTATTTAGCGAGAAAAGATAATATGCAGAAAAGAGGTAGAAAAGAATGGCAAAGATAAATGATTTACCGCTATTGTCTAATCCGACAGAAGATATGTATTGTCTGGTTGGAAAAGAGGATTTACAAAAAGTACCGTGGTCTGCGATTATGGGGCAGATTGGAGCACCTTATATTGCAACTACTGTCGCAGGCATGACAGACAAAACAAGAGTCTATGTCTATCAAGGTAGTGAGTCTGGTTATACAAGTGGCAATTGGTATTACTGGAATGGGTCTGCATGGACTTCTGGTGGTACTTATAATTCGGCTGCGGTAGACACAGATAAAACACTTACACAATCAGATAAGCCTGCGGATTCGGCTGTAGTTGGACAGCAGATTGGTTCACTAAAGGAATCTTTAAGTAACAACATTTCTCCTAATCTTTTTAATCCGGCAGTGGCAAAAGCAAATGTGGCTATCAGTTCTGATGATGGCAGCGAAATGAATGGATTTAGCGGATGGGAAGCTACAGACTATATTTTTGTATCCAAAAATGATGTACTCTATTTTAGCTCAAATGGTAAGCCGACACCATACAGCACAGGCGCTTTTTATGACGCTCAAAAGAAGTTTACAAGTGGATTTGGAAACCCTAATGATAATAATAATATAACAGTTGTATCTGATGGATATGCAAGGTTTTCTTTCAATTCAAAAAAAGAAAAGTTGCAAATCGAAAAAGGCTCAAGAACCACATATATTCCATACGGTGAGCTTAAAATCAAAGCCGATGTGGATAATGTAAAGAAAGACACTGACAATATAAAAGCCGAAGTAAGTGAAGTTAAAGCCGAAGTTGTAAAAATACAGGAAGATCATACAAACCTTTTTAACAAAGATGCTGTTGTAAAAGGTGCGATTCTTGCAGAAAATGGAATATTAGAGCCAACATTCACTACTTGGGATGCAAGTGACTACGTTCATGTAAAACCGGGAATGGTTATTTATTTTAGTAGCAACGAACAGCCTATTGGAGTAGTAAGTACAGGCGCATATTTTGATGCAGATAAAAAATATTTGTCTGGCATAAACAATGAACCTACCGTATTAACAGTTCCCGATGGTGCGTATTATTTGAGATTCTCTAAAAATGGAGGTCTTGGAGACATTCTTAACACTTTGAAAATCGAGCAGTACGGCATTACAAAGTATACTCCTTATGGAGAACTTTACGTTACAGTAACGGAGTCAGCATTACCAAGTTCAATTCTTCCAAAGTGGAAAGGATTAAAGATTCTTACACTTGGCGATAGCATTACTGCCATGGGCGGTGTAAACGGATGGACGTATTGGATTAAACAGTATCTCCTTGCTGATAAGGTTGTGAATGTGTCTGTTGCAGGTTCTACATGGCAAGATAAAGTTGTTAACCAAACCTATGACGGAAATCCACAACCTTCCACAGATGGCAATGTAATGGGAAATCAAGTACAGAAAGTGCTAAATGCAAAAGCAAACGGAGATGCAGATTATCAGGACTTTGATGTGATTACATTCTCATTTGGAACAAATGATTCTGTTGATTTCTCTGTGCAGACAAAAGAAAGTGTAGAGAAACAGTTTATCACGAATTATGATCAGAACAATTTTACAGTTGTACCTATTGATAACGTAAATCGTCAGACATTGGCAGGTGCTATGCGGTATGGATTCCAGAAGTTGCATGAAGCATATCCAAATGCCGTGATATTTATGTGTACACCAACACAAGAGTGCTATGAAACTTTCGATAGCATCTATCAGAAAGGCAATCTAATTAATTATATTGCTGATAGGCTAGGAGCTGAAACAATCGACACTCGTAGATGCGGAATCCGAAACATCTACGAAAGCCAAACAACAATTGATTATGACCATCCTGAACAATCTGGTGTTGCACCAATTCAGACTGATTTGCTTGACGGTATTCATACAAACGAAAACGGTGGAAAGAAGATTGCAAAATACAATGCGAGGGAAATTATTAAATATTTCATGATTAACTAAATATATCTTTAGTTAACCAAAAGAAGTTTTATCAAGTATAAAAAAACCCCCTACAAACTGTAGGGGGGGAAGTATAAAATTGAAGATTAAGTATGAAAAATCTTCAAATACATATTAACATATATTTCCACAAAATGAAAGGAGAAATTATGAATCTTAAATTACGTTTCAAGAATAAAGCAACATTAGTAGCATTGGCTTCTGCCTTAATTGCATTTATCTATCAGATTCTAGGAATCTTAGGTATCACAGCACCAATCGCACAGGATGAAGTATCACAGCTTGTAGGTATCATCCTTAATATCTTAGTGGCTGTCGGGGTATTGGTGGACCCAACAACAAAGGGAATCGGGGATAGCGAGCTTGCAAAAAACAAGACGGATATTGCTGAGGTAATCGAATATAAGGAGGACTAATATGGCACATACGGTAGACAAGCTTCTTACAGTAGCCAAAGGAGAAGTCGGATACTTAGAGAAGAAAAGCAAGAAGAATCTAAACAGTAAGACAAAAAACGCAGGTAGCAACAACTACACTAAGTACGGAGCATACTTTGGCATTAACGGGCCAGATGCCTATTGGTGTGATATGTTTGTGGATTGGTGTATGGTGCAGGCATACGGCAGGGATGTAGCAAAAAAACTCTTACATGGATTTAGTGCATACACTCCAACATCAGCACAAAAATTCAAAAACAATGACCAGTGGCATAAAACACCACGGATTGGAGACCAGATTTTCTTCAAGAACTCTCAAAGAATCTGCCACACTGGAATTGTGTATGCAGTCACAGACGAGATGGTGTTCACAATCGAGGGCAACACATCCAATGGAACAGCCGTTGTACCAAACGGTGGTGCTGTATGCAAGAAATCCTACGCAAAGAGTAACAGCCGTATTGCAGGATACGGAAGACCTGCATATGATAAGGTATCAGTTAGCTATACTACAGTTAAAAAAACATCTTCTAAATCTGCAATCAAGTGGTTACAGAAGAAGCTAAACGCAAATTGTACATACGCAAATAATCATCCGCTGTCTGTAGATGGTATCTGGGGAACTAAGACATACGAAGCACTACAGAAGTATTGGAAACAGTTGGGTTGGAAGACAACAGGAAGTTACGCAGGAAAGAAAACTTGCACAGCTCTGAAAAAAAATAGAAAAAAGTAGTTGCAATGTCGAAAATGATGTGATATTATAATCATCGTTGGTTACGAAATGTTCCATTTTCGTTCCAACCAAAATTAAAGACAATTGAGTTTATGCGGTTTGAGAGCATTTTGACCCCTTGACTTTTAATCAAGTTGTCCGGGGTTCGAATCCCCGCACGCTCAGTTAATAAGCATGATTTAAGAATGAACTTAGATCATGCTTTTTTTCTTTTACTAAATAAAATTCACAAAATAAAAGAAGCCTCTAAAAACAGAGACTTCAAATGCTCGCATTGATCACAAGTAAAC